ACGATTCTTAAAAACTTTAAAGATGAAATCTAATGCAATCAGTAGATAAAGAATTAAGATTTGCTGGTGATGTTAGTATTGAGAAATGCGACATATTTACCAGCGGTGGTTTGAGACAGGATATTGCTGCTCAAGTAATCGCCATTACTGTTTATGAAGATATATTTTCACCATTTATATCTGGTTCATTAACAGTAAGAGAATCATTTGACTTAGTAAACCTCTTCCCATTCGTTGGTGAGGAGATGGTTGAGATTGAAATTGTAACTCCAACTCTCGATGAGAAAAAGAATATCCGTGGCATCTTTTACATCTATAAGATGACTGATCGAGTGTTGCTTGGCGATAAATTAGTTTCATATGTTTTACACTTTATTTCACCAGAAGCTGTTATTGATTTAAACAAGAAGATTAGTAAAGTATATTCTGGTACACCAGAGGAAATTATTAAGTCATTACTTACTGATAATGTAAATGGTTTGCAAACTAAGAAAGAAATCTTTGTTGAGCCAACAGACAAACAGATGAAGTTTATATCAAACTTCTGGTCGCCATCTAAGTGTATTACATGGGTTACTGATGGCGCAGTAAATAAAAATGATGTTCCAAACTATGTATTCTTTGAAAACCGATATGGGTTTTACTTTATATCACTAGACACTCTTTATACTAATGGTTTATACCAGTCATTTACTAAAGACGGCTACACTAGAGATTCTCTACCAAATGGTGGTGATGCTAGAAATGTAGAAGAAGATTTTAGAAGAATAGATGAAGTCGCAATTCCCGTTGGTTATGATTACATGAGTAAGATTCGTGGCGGTATGTATTCCTCTAAATTAGTTTCTTATGATTTAAATAGAAAAGTATACAATGCTAAAAATTATAACATAAGAGATAAGTACGAAAAACTAAAACACTTGAACCCAAATAAATTAATTGGCGATAATGCTATTTTTAGATCTAATTCATTAATACTAAATTATCCAAGAGATAATGCTAACTTTAGTGGTTTTGGTGATGCTACTAATTACAAGTATGCTCAAGAACGTATCTCTTTAATGAAATTGGCAGAAGCCAGTAAGATTGAAATTACAGTTCCAGGAAGATCAGACTATACAGTTGGGCAGAAGGTTTCTGTTACTTTAAACAAGATTCAACCAGTGAGCAAAGAAGACGATGATCAAGATTTAGTTGATAAGATGTTTTCTGGTTATTATATTATCTCTGCAATTAATCATTACGTAACTAGAGAGCGCCATGAGTGTCATATGGAATTGATCAAGGATAGTTTACAATTAAATATTGATGGGAAGAAATAATGTTTTATACAGGTGTAGTTGAAAGTCGTTCAGACCCATTAGAACTTGGTCGTTGTCAGGTTCGTATTGTAGGGTTACACACCCACGATAAAACACAACTACCAACTCAGCAATTACCATGGGCAACTCCAGTTCAGCCTATTGGTTCTGCAGCCATGAATGGTATTGGTTATACTCCAGTTGGTCCAGTTGAAGGTACTACTGTTATTATTATGTTTGCTGATGAAGATATGCAGCAACCAATTATGCTTGGTACTGTTGGTGGTATTCCGCAAACACCACAACCAGTTGCTGATGATGATAGCGCAACTGTTATTCAATCCTATGCGATTAAAGATATTGTTCTTAGAACTATTGAAGGTCCAGTTACTGGTAAACAACTAACCTTTATTGATAAAGAAACAAACAGAACTAATCTTACAAATGGATTAGCTGCTAATATGAAAGTCCTTGGTTTTGGACTTTCTAATAATTGTACTATTGTTTCCATAGATTCATCAACTCAAATAACTATCAGCGAAGAAGTTACTGGTTATGGTGAAAACATTATTACATTCAAACCTGCAGCAACAAACGTAGCTGCAGTAAATCAAAGTAAAGCGTCAACTGTATTAACAGATTCCAATGGTAATCCAGTTGTTAGTGGTGATGGTACTCCTGTTCAAACTACACCTGCTGCTGCAAGTGCAACTACTCCAGCTACACCAGCATCAAATACAACAAATACCTCAATCCCAACTGTACCACCACCAAAGTCATCATCAAATGCAAGTAAAGCATCTGATGGTATTAAAGCACTTATTGCTGCTTGTGATAAAGTTGGATTGACCACTAAAGAACAGAAGTGTGCTTTACTTGGTATTGCTGGTGGTGAGTCTGGGTGGATCCCGCAACTAGAAGGATATAATTACAGTGCTTCTCGCTTAAAACAAATCTACTCGTTTACAACTGAAGAAACAGCAGCAAAATATTCTGATGCTTCTAAGAAAGGTGTCACTAGAGAAGAATTTTTTAGTTGGGTATATGGTCCAACACAGCGTGGTAAAAACTTCTTGGGCAATCAAACAGATGCTGATGGTGGTAAATATTATGGTCGTGGTTTTATTCAGTTAACTGGTAAGGGTAACTATGCTCGCTATCAGAAACTAGCAAACGCTGCTGGTTTGAATATTGATATTGTTAATAATCCTGACTCGCTTGATAATGATATTAATGTATCAGCAATGGTAGCTGCGCTTTATATTAAAGATAGAGTACCAGCTGGTGTTAAACCAAATGCACATCCTGATTATTTCTACGCAGCAAAGAAAGCAGTTGGTGTTAATTCACCAGATATTGCAGCAAGAAAATTAAAATATTATGAGTATTTTTATGGAACTGATGCTGGTGGAGCAGTAGAAAAAGATGCGAACCCACCTTCAGTTGAACCACCAGCAGATGGTGGTAACCCAACACCTGGACCATCAGAAGCATCAATTGCAAACGGAACTGATAATACTGGATTCAGAGATCCAAATAACAAATACCCTTTAAAAGATTACATCAATGAACCAGATACGAATCGTTTGGCTCGTGGTTTAGTTGAAGGTACTATCGTTCAGAAAAAAGATTCTTCGATTCGTAAAGGTGTGCCAAAAGCAGTAGATCAGGGTACATGGGATCAAAATCTACCTTCATATGGTGCACAATATCCATACAATAAAGTTTATGAATCTGAAGCTGGCCATATTCAAGAGTTTGACGATACACCTGGATATGAACGTATCCATACTTATCATAGAGCAGGAACATATCAAGAAATAGATCCAATGGGAACACAGACTAATTATATTGTTGGTGACAACTTTATGATTACTGAACGTAATGGTTTTGTTTGGATTGGAGGTGAGTGTAACTTAACAGTTGATGGTAATACTAATATCTTCTGTCGCACTGATGCGAATATTGAAGTTTCTCAAAACGCAACAGTAAGAGTTGGTAATAATTTGGATATTGGCGCTGCCAATGATGTTACTCTTGCAGTCGGTGGCAACATGCAATTAAAATCAGTTGGTAAATTAGATATTGCTGCCAATAATATCACAATAAAATCTACCAACAACATGTTCTTCCAAGCTGGGGTTGGTACAAGTATTAAATCAGAATCAGTTCAGATTGAATCAGCAGAAGATATGAATATCCTTGCTGGCGGAACATTAAATGCGGATTACTCTCAAGGACAGTTTGGTAATGGAGCATCTGGTGCGCAAGATGTTGAAGATTTTACTTTAACCCCACCACCTGCTGGAGACCCATTAAATCCAACAGTACCTCAACTTATTCCACCCGATCGTAGAGTGGCGGATGGTGCTGCTGCTGAAACTCCAGAAGATTACGCAACACCTGAAGGAAGAGCGCAGTCAGCTCAACAATCAAGAGAAAGTGGTGTTGCCAACCCTACACCTGCAGTAAATGCTGAAACTCCAGCGCCAGCATCTGGTGGGTCAAACACAGTAGTTCCAGCTGATTGTAAGATTATCTACGCTACAACAAACTTTACTGATGACTACCGTATGTCTAAGAATTTTACATTAGGTATGTTAATGGATGGTGGATTAAACGGTAAACATAAGTTGGTGGATCAACAATTAACAGGTCCAGATGGTAAAATAAGATTATATACTGTTCAGGAAATTGTATGTAATCTAGCGCAGACTTGTCAAAATATTCTTGAACCAGCACTGGAAGTTCTTCCAGGTGGTATTAGCGGAAGAAATAAACAGTGGAAGATTACATCAGGTTATCGTTTGAAGGGTGTTATTAAAACTGAGTCGCCGAACTCATCTCACTGTAAGGGTTTTGCTATTGACATAGCATTGTTACTTCCAGATAGAATGCGCAAGACATATGAACTTGCAATTGCTCTAGAAAAGATCCTTCCTTATGATCAGCTAATCCTTGAATATCGTTATCAAGATCAAGTGTGGGTTCATATGGGTTATGGTGAATCTAGAAGAAAGATGGCGTTTACTATGCTTAATGATAAGACTCATACAAGAGGTAGTTTTACTCTACTTGATTCTATTACCCCTCCAGGAGCAGTAGTAAAAGGATGACCGCATTAACATATAAAGGTGCGCTGAGTAAAGGACAGGATGGTGGTGCTGCTACTGGTCTAAATACTAAAGTTCAATGCACTAAAAGTTTTGTTGGTGGTACTTTAATAGGGACTGTTGGCGATCAGTTTGACGCACATACGGTAGGATTGGTTACTCATTCTACAAGTCAGCGAGAAATAACCTCTGGCGCATCTAAAACTTTCTTTGAAGGTAAAGCAGCAGCCAGAGTTAATGACCCAATCGCTGATGGTGACCAAGTTGCTCAAGGAAATGCAAAGACCTCGGTAGAATAACCTAAATAAGAATATGGCAAATAATACAAGAACATTCTCGGATTTAGATCTAAATTTCACGAAAAATCCCGTGACGATGGACGTTACTCGTCGTTATGATGAGGATGCTGTAAAGAATGCTCTAAAGAACTTGATTTTAACTGGCAACTACGAGCGACCATTTCACAGCGAGATCGGTAGCCCAATTAGAAAACTTCTATTTGAACCAGCATCCCCAATGCTTGGTGCCATGTTAAAAAGAACAATACAGGATGTTATTACCTCTTTTGAGCCAAGGGTTAACATTATTGATATAATTTGCGTCGTAGCATCAGATGATCAGACTATTAATGTTACTATTGAATTTACAATATTAAATACGACTGCTCCAATCACGCTAGATTTAACGCTACAGAGAACACGATAAATGGCAACTTCAAATAAAAAGATTAATGTCACAACACTTGATTTTGATGACATTAAAAAGAACTTAAAAACATTCCTAAGTGGGCAATCCGAATTTCAAGATTATGATTTTGAAGGTTCAGCCATGTCTGTTCTGTTGGACGTTCTGGCTTATAATACTCACTATAATGCTCTTTACAATAACCTTGCTATCAATGAGATGTTCCTTGATTCTGCAAGAAAACGTAACAGCGTAGTTTCTCTTTCAAAAATGCTTGGTTACTCACCAAGATCTGCTACTTGCTCCAAAGCAACAATTACTCTTACAGTTTCCGCTCCTGGATCTGGGGCAACTACTTTAACACTACCAGCATATACTCCTTTTACAACTACTATTGATGGTGCTTCATACACATTCTATACTATTGGTTCAGTTGTTGCAACAAGTTCAACTGGTGTATTTACTTTTAGTAATTTGGTAATTACTGAAGGTACTCCACTAACATTTAATATTACTGTTGGAACCAATACACGTTATATTATTCCAAACTCAGCGATTGATTTAAATACATTAACAGTAAGAGTTCAAGATTCCGCTTCATCATCAGTGTATACTACATTTACCAAAGCTGAAACATTAATTGGTGTTGACTCCACAACAAAATGTTTTTGGGTAAAAGAGATTGATGAAGGTTTATACGAATTAACATTCGGTGATGGTAATCTTGGTATGCAATTAGATACTGGTAATATTGTTCACTTAAATTATTTCGTTTCTAGTTTAGATGCTCCAAATAAAGCACGTCAATTTACATATGGTGGCGGAACTCTAATTTCTGGCGCAGCAATCTCCATCACTACAACTGGTATTGCTGCTAATGGTGCACCAGCAGAAGATATCGATAGTATCCGTTTCAATGCTCCAAGAATGTATGCTTCTCAGAATAGGGCAGTTACTCCAGATGATTATAAAGCAATTGTTTACTCACAGTTCTCTGACGCTGCTTCAGTAACATGTTGGGGTGGTGAGGATAACAACCCTCCAGTTTATGGTAAGGTTTATGTCTGTGTAAAACCAAAAGATGCGGATAAATTAACAACAACTCAAAAGGCAGCATTAATTGCAACAATTTTGGATCAACGAAATGTTGTATCAGTTCAGCCTATTATTGTTGACCCAGAATATATTAATATTGCATTGCATGTTACTGTCTATTATAATGAACAGGCTACTTCTAAGACAGCATCAGAAATCGCAGCTGTTGTTACTAATACTATAAATGCATATAATGCAAACGACTTGAGTCGTTTTGATGGTGTATTTAGATATTCCAAACTAAGTAAGTTGATTGATAATTCTGATCAGTCTATAACAAATAATATTACCACTGTATTATTACGTAGAGAATTGAATGTTCGTTACAATACTTCTGCGCAGTATATATTAAACATGATTAATCCAATTTGGAGTTCTGGTCAACCAGAAGAATCATTTAAGAGCACTGGTTTCTATATTGCGGGCAGTGATGAATTGCATTATCTAGATGATGATGGTGTTGCGCACGTTCGTTTATATCGTTATGGTGCCAACGGTATTAAAATTATTGTAAATCCAACAATTGGTAATATTGATTATGCCAAAGGTGTTGTTGATATTAAGAACTTACACATTACTGCTCTTGCTGATATTGACTTGGAAATATCTATTCGACCACTATCAAATGACGTAGTATCAGCATTAACTCAAATTGCTCAAATTGCTAAGGATCACTTAACAGTAACTGCGCTTCCAGACCCAACTGCTTCTGGTGATTTGCGTGGTGGTTATAACTACACATTTACTTCTAGCCGTTCATAATGATTACAAGACCTAAAGTCTCATCTATAGTAGCATCACAGCTACCTGAGTTTATCAGAGACGAGTATCAAACATTCGTTGATTTCTTAAAAGCATATTACGAGTTTTTAGAAACAACGCAGAAAGATCCTACTACATTAAGGGATATTGACAATACCCTTGATTCATTCATTACATATTTCAAAGACGAATTAGCAGCAAAGATACCATATTCAACTGTTGATGAGCGATTCTTAATATCAAGAATTAAAGATCTGTATCTAGCAAAAGGTAGTGAAGCATCATATAAACTTCTATTCAGAATTTTATTCAATAAAGATATTACACTTCAATATCCATCTACTCAAATGCTACGTGCATCTGATGGTAAATGGAATCAAGACGTTTCAATTTTCGTTAAAATTTTAGTTGGTAGCCCTCAAGATATTGTTGGCAAATTAGTAGACGTTGTTACTCAATCTAAAGTAGTTCGTGTTCTTGTCGATCGTCGTCAATACGTTGAAGTCGAAGTAGATCGCGCAATTAGAATTTCTGATGACACGTATGAGTTTATCATTGATCGTCGCTTCTTTGGTAATATTTCTGTTGGTGATACTTTACGATACCTTGATAACAATAATAATTTGGTGTTTAATGGTTTGATTTTACCAACAACATCTTCATTAAAAGTTGAAGCACCTGGAACTGGGTTTAAAGTAGGCGACCTTTACAATATTAATAACTTCCAAGGTTATGGAAGTATTATGAAAGTTTCTGAGGTAAATTCTACTGGTGGTATTACTCAGGCACAATTCATTAAATATGGAACTGGGTACACTACAGATTTCTCATCCTCAATTGTTTCACAGAAGGGTCAAGATACTGCATCAACAGAGGGTGTTATTATTTCCCGTGTTGATAGTTTCTTAGCTCCTGCCAATAAATCTGTTGCGCTTGGTATTTCAGAAAGTACATATGGTTTCGCAGAAAGTGGATCCATTAATACTGCCGATTATAACTTACCGATAAACTCAGTTTTAACTGGAACTCTTACTGCCACTAATGGTAGCGCAACAGTTACTGGTGTTGGAACATTATTTACAACTCAAGTTGAGTTTGGTGACTTCTTAACACTTGGTGGTGTTCAGTATAAAGTTTACAGTGTTTCTAGTAATACAAGTTTAACGCTTGTATCTAACTTTGCTGGAACTACTTCTAGTTCATTAACTTCTGTTGCTAATTTGCGACCAGCAGCTATTGATGGAACATATGCTGGTTTAACTATTCGTGAATTCGGTATTAGTTCTGCTAACTCAGTTGCCACTACTACAACTCCTGCCATCATTAAAGTATCTCTTGGACCACTTGCTAAATATCCAGGGTATTATGTTAATAATGATGGATTCTTGGATGATGCTATTTACATTCAAGATAGTAATTACTATCAAGCATTTTCATATGTTATTAAGATTGACCAATCTTTAAACACATATAAAACCATTGTTAAGAATTTAATTCATCCTGCTGGTATGGCAGTATTCGGTGAATATGATTTACGTAATGAATTTACAATACAAACTGCTATTGAATCTTTAATTAAGATTCTTTCTATTACAGCAGCAGACTCAGTAGTATCAGGAAATACTCTAGAGATTAAAGATATCTCTAAAATTTTAAACTCAGAAGCATATGATCATTATTTGAATAATGGTGTAACTCTTGATAATGATACGGTAGGCACAGTTGACTTTACTGGAACATTACTAAATAGAACATTACCATACTTTGAAACAATCAAACCTCTTGGCTCTCATAAAACATATGCCAATGCTGATGAAAATTCTACAGTTTCACCAACAGATTCAGGTGGATTGATATTATTTAACCCATATGTTGATGCTGGTTACTTTTTAAATGACGGTGGTTCATATGTTGGAACCCCTACAACTTTCTAATTAAGGAGATATTATGAACTTAAACGATACATTCAACCCAACTGGCGAACTTGAGATAGTTGTTCGTGGACCAGATGGTAATATTAAAGAAATTCGCAAAGCAAAAAATTTAGTAGTTTCTGCTGGTAAAACATACATTGCTTCTCGTATAGTTAGTGGATCAGCATCATCTATTATGTCGCATATGGCTATTGGTACTGGTACTGCAACACCTGCATCTTCTGATACTGCATTAGGTACTGAAGCTGGTCGTGTTACTTTGGCTTCTGGTTCTAACTCTGCCAATGCTATTACTTATACTGCAACATTCCCAGCTGGTACTGGTACTGGTGCTATTACAGAAGCTGCTGTTTTAAATGCTGCATCTTCTGGAACTATGCTATGCCGCACAACATTCCCTGTAGTTAACAAAGCAGCTGGTGATTCTATCGCTGTTACATGGGTAGTTACAATCAGCTAATTGGAAATCTAAATGTCATCATTACTAAAATCTCCGTTAGACAATTCTATTGCTGACGCAGTATATAATGAAATTCAAAATCGTAGTGCACGTTATTACTACTTTTTAGGTAAAACTATTCGTTGGACAGATGAGGCTACTCCTCCATATCCAATCGATAGTTTCAATTACGATCTACAAACTCGTAATGAAATTATTACCATGAAGGAACTTAACTCAACCGATGTGGCTTTCGTAATCCCTAGAGTAGATTGGGTAACTGATCAAGTTTGGGATATGTATGATGATCAATATTCCACAGAAGTTCAAGGTATTAACTTAATCACTGGTGGTTATGGTTATTCTTCAGTGCCAACTATTACCATTACTGGTGGAGGTGGTACTGGTGCATCTGCTTCTGCTGTTCTTAGTAATGGTAGTATTATCGGTATTACATTAAACTCACGTGGTATCGGTTACACAGCTAATCCAACAGTAACAATTTCTGGTGGTGGTGGTTCTGCTGCTACTGCTACTGCAGTTGTTAATGTTGCGCCATCTGGTGCGCAGCGTCTAGAAGATACTAACTGTTATGTCTTAACTGATGATTACAACGTATATAAATGTCTTGATAATAATAACAACGCAGTTTCAATTTATAAACCAGTTGGTACTGTTGTAGATCCAGTTATTATGCCAGATGGATATATGTGGAAATATTTGTATAGTATTCCAATTGCTCTGCGCAATAAATTCTTGACTGATGTTTACATGCCAGTCGTTAACTCTATTCGTTCACAGTTTTATTCTGGTGGTGAGATTTTAAATATTAAGATTGACAATGCTGGCCAGAATTATAGTTTTGCCAATATTACAGTTGCTGGTGATGGATATAGAGCTTCTGATCCATTGCTTTTAAAATCATTAACTCTTTCTGCTGGTGGAACTGGTTATACTTCTGGTGCTACTTTAACTGTTGCTCCTCCATTTAATGGAGCCAATACTTGGACTGCTGGTGTTGGTATTCTTCTTGGCCAGAAAGTGGAATACTTAAATAATTTATATGAATGCACTGTTTCAGGAACTACTGCTTCTCCTGGACCTAATCATAAATCTGGTATTGTTGCAAATGGAACTGCTGGTTTAAAATACATTGGTACTAGAGCAACTGGTACATTGACAGTTACTAGTGGTGTAGTTACAGGTTATACCTTAAATGGTTCTGTATTAGATGTCACAATGACTAGTGGTGGTATTGGATATTCATCTGCCCCAACATTGAATATGACTGGTGGTAGCGGTAGTGGATTTGCTGGTCAAGCAATTATGAATGGCACTTCGGTATCAAGAGTATTTGTTTCTAACTCTGGTCAGAATTATACTTCTGTTCCAACTTTAACCTTTGGTACTGTGTGGACTGGATCTACTGCAGTAACTATTGGTCAACAAATTTATTATTCAAATAGACTTTATACAGTAACTGCATCTGGAACGACACACGCTTCTACTGCTCCAACTATTAGTGGCGCAATCGCTTCTATTCCTGTTACCAGTGGTGGAACTGGTTACACATTATCACCTACATTTACAGTAAGCGCACCTGATGTTACTGGTGGTAATACTGCTGTAGTTACCGCAGTTGTTTCTGCTGGTACAATTACTTCAATTACAGTTTCTGGAGGTGGTACTGGCTATATTAATCCACCAACAATTACATTTACTGGTGGCGGAGGAACAGGATTAGTTCTTGGGACTCCAGTTCTACAAACTGCAACGAATGGTACTGCTACATTAAGATATGCAGGTGTTACTGCGACTGGAACTGTTAACTTAAAATATGGTTCTGGTTATTCTGCTTTACCAGCGGTCACAATTACTCCAGTTTCTGCTGGCTCTGGTGCTAGTGCTTATTTTGTTGGTGTTCAATCAGCAGCTAAACTTATTCCATTAATTACTAATGGTCAAATTAAATCAGTTCAGATTGATGATGGTGGTATTGGTTATACTTACGCCAACTTAACAGTAAGTGGTGATGGTGATTCTGCTCAACTATCTGCAGATCTTTCTCCAGGTGATATTAACACACTTCAAGCGAACACTGAATTGCTTACACCCGATGGTCGTATTATGGCTTACCCAGTTATTTCTGGTGGATATGGGTATGGCGCAGATTTTCCCATTACTATTACTGGTGATGGCACTGGTGCTTCTGCAATGGCTCGAGTAGTTAATGGTAAAATAAACAAGATTGAAGTTTTAAACTATGGTCTTGGGTATCGCTGGTGTAAAGTAGCGTTTAACCAAGGTGGTGGTTCTGGCGCTCTTGCTCGTGGTATAATGGCTCCATATGGTGGACATGGTAAAGATCCTATTACTGGTATGTTCGCCAAGAAATTAATGTTCTACAGTAACATATCAAAAGATACTAACCAAGGATTTACTGTAAATAATGACTTCCGTCAACTTGGTTTAATTAAAAATCCAAGAAAATTTGGAGCATATGGTAACTTGGATTCAAGTTTGGCTTCTGCTTGTTATGTCATTGCTGGGACTATTGATATTAATAACTTCTCTCAAGATATGCAGGTAAACTTGGGTTCTGCAACTGGACCAATGTTTAGAATTGTGTCTTTGACTTCTACTGGTGTTTTATTACAATCTCTTGATAACGCAGTTCCTGTTGTTGGTAACGTGTTTGTTAATGTTGCAGGAAATACTTTCTCCGCATCAGGTGTAACTGCTCCAACAGCAGATAAATATTCAGGACACTTACTATTCATAGATAACAAAGTAGCGTTTACCCCTACTGCTGATCAAAACGTGACTCTAAGAACTGTTATAAACTTTTAACATAAATAAACAAATAACTTAAAGAGTAAAAGAATGCTAGATTTCAATACCGAACCGTATAACGACGACTACGACGAAACTAAAAAGTTTTATCGTATTCTTTATCGCCCATCATTTGCGGTTCAGGCTCGCGAACTAACTCAAATGCAGAGTATTCTGCAGAATCAAATTAAGCGACATGGTGATGCGATTTTCAAACAGGGTGCTATGGTTATCCCTGGACAAGCATCCATTCAGACTATTACACAACCTGGAGCTGGCGCAGATTATGTAAAACTAATCTCTTTGTATAATGGTGTTGCTGTTGAAACATTCCTTAGTAATCTAAATGGTAAAACTTTAATTGGTCAAACTACTGGTGTAAAAGCAACAGTAGTTCTTACTCAAAGCGCAGAGAACAATGATCCGACTACGCTTTATTTGAACTACCAACAATCTGGTACAGATAAATCTACAAAAACTTTCTCTGTTAACGAAGTTCTGGTTACTGAAAATAGTGTATACTCTGTTCAAGTCGGTTCTGCAAATGACTCCATCGGTAAGGGTTCAACTGCAACTATTAATTCTGGTGTTTATTATATCAATGGTCATTTCTGTTTAGTTGATAAACAAACTATTGTTCTTGACAAATATACAACATCACCAACATATCGTATTGGTCTTGTTGTCTCTGAAGAGATTATTACTCCAGAGGAAGACGAAACATTACTGGATAATGCACAGAATAGTTATAACTATGCTGCTCCAGGTGCTCATCGTTTTTACATGGATTTAACTTTAACTAAACTTGCAGTTGATTCAACTTTAGATTCTAACTTCGTAGAATTAATTCGTGTTACTGATGGTTCAATTAAGACTATCGTTGATAGTACTGCATACTCTTTACTTGGAGATGAATTAGCTCGACGCACATATGATGAGTCTGGTAACTATACAGTTAATGGATTTGGCATTGATATTCGTGAACACCGTAACAACAATCGTGGTACATGGACTGCAAATACCGCATTCTTAATTGGCGATATCGTTTCATATGGTGGTTACACTTATACTGCTTTAAATTCAGCAACATCTATTACTACACCTCCAACACATACATCATCCTCAGCGTATGATGGTCCTGGCGCTACTGGTGTTAACTGGCAATTTGATGCAGCACCAGCATATAATCGTGGTATTAATATGAATGGTGATGAATCAAAACTTGCTATTGGTATTGAAACAGGTAAAGCATATGTTCGTGGATATGAAATTGAAAAGACTGCTGTAACATATATCCCTGTGCCTAAAGCACGTGATTATGTTCAGGCTACTGCTTCAGTTATTGATACTACTGTTGGTAATTATGTATTAGTTACAAACGTAAACAACTTACCTCCAATTGATACTCTTGCTCAGATTACATTATATAATAGTATTACTGGTTCTGGTAATCGTGGACTACCTCAGGGTACTATTGTTGGATATGCTCGTGCTCGTTTTATGGAATGGCACAATGGTCTACCGTTTGGTTACTCTGCAGTTTATAAACTTGGTTTGTTTGATGTTCAAATGAATCCAGGATACGCATTTAATACAAATGTTAAATGTTTTGCTTACACAGCATTATCTGATGCTAACTTAAACTTTACTGCTGATATTAGTCCAGTAGTTAAGCAATTAATTGGTTCTGTTACTGCTTCTTCAACAACAGTTGCTGGTACTGGCACTTCTTTCTTAACTGACCTACAAGTTAACGACCTTGTAGCAATTACTTCCGCTTCGACTACATCGTATCGTAAAGTTACAGCAGTTACTGATCAAAATACAATTACAGTTGATGCTTCAATAACTGTTACTGGTGCAACTATTTCTAAGTGCACAACACAGATTCTTGACCCACAGAGACAATCTTTAGTATTCCCCCTTCCATATCAAGCAATTCGTTCTATGAGAACATCTGGAAGCGGTGGTACTAATAACACAACCTTCTATTGCCAACAGAAATTTACACAAACTGCTACTGGTCAAGCGTTGACTCTAAGCACTTCTGGAACTTTCGCTCCAGTCTCAGAGTCTACTAATTATATTGTTATTGATAATGATGCCACAGCTGGTGGAACTATTATTACTCCTGATGCAATTAATCCTTCTGGTTCAACTTGTAGTATTACTGTCCCTTCTGCGCAGTCTGGACGCTCCATCTCTGTTATTGCAACAGTTATTCGCAATGGTTCTGGTTTCGAGAAAACTAAAACACTAACAAATACTTCAGAGACATTCACTACAGCTGTAGCTGCTCAAGCAAGCGTAATTTATCTTGATAAAGCAGACTTGTTTAAAATTGTAAGTATTACAATGGCTTCAGGTTCTGCATTCGGTACAACTCCATCTGGCTCAGCATATACTGTTGATATTTCAGATCGCTATGAAATTGATAGTGGATCTAGATCTACTCACTATGACTGGCCAACTCTAACACTGAAACCATCATACACTGCTCCTTCAAATCCAATCAAAGTAACATATCAATATTTTGAACATGGTGCTGGTGATTACTTCGATGTAAATTCATACAGTGGTATTGACTATAAACAGATTAATCCAATCTTAAGAGATTCATTGGATTTCCGCCCTCGTGTTGCAAATAAATCTGTTGGCGCTAAGAACTTTATTGGTACTGGTGGTATTGTTTCTGGTATTCCAAAACGTGGTCAAGCAGTAACTGCTGATTATAGTTATTACCTACCAAGAAAAGATAAAATTGCAATTGATTATAATGGTCTAATCTTTGATATTGCTGGTGTTTCATCTTTGACTCCAGGATATCCGCAAGATCCTGCGCTGGGTATGGTGCTTTATACTCTAGATTTAAGCGCATATACATTCAATTCAAGCCAGAGTAATGTATTATCTTCTAAAGTTGATAATAGAAGATATACAATGCGTGATATTGGTGCTCTAGATAAGCGTATTAATAATCTAGAATATTATACTTCTTTAAGTATGCTTGAGCAAGAAACTCAATCTTTGTCAATTAAAGATAGTTCTGGTTTAGACAGAATGAAAAATGGTTTTGTTGTTGATAACTTTTCTGGAAATAATCTTGGCAACTCAAAATCTGCTGATTATTTCTGTTCAATTGATATGAAGGAAAATACCCTTCGCCCATTTTATACAGTATACAATGCAAATCTATTGGAAAAATATTCTAATGATTCTGCCAGAACAGGCGCAAACTACAAACTAACTGGTGATATTATTACTTTACCATATACAACTACACCATTGGTGAGTCAAGTATATGCTTCTCGTTTAGAAAATATCAACCCATTTGCTATCTTTACATTCCTTGGTGATGTTCAATTAAATCCACCAACAGATGACTGGTTTGAAACAACAAGAATACCTGATCTTATTCAACAAGTAGAAGGTAACTATAATACTATACAAGCCATTGCTGAGAAGGCTGGTATTCTTGGAACTGTCTGGGGTGCTTGGACAACTCAATGGATTGGTGATCCAGTAAAAACTGGTTCAGTTAGAATAGAATCTGATCGTCGTTGGGGTGATGGAGGAGCATTTCTAGATAATAATTTTGGTCTTGGACCAGATGCTCCAGGATGGGCGCATCGTGTAGTTACTGCTGATACATATGCTACAGTTGGTATACCGTCAAGACCAGGTATTACTACAAAACTTGAACTTAAAACTGATTATGAACAAGTTGATGATCGCACAGTATCAACTACAGTTATTCCTTACATTCGTTCAAGAAATATCCTTGTTCAAGCATATAAACTAAAACCATCTACAAAATTCTACCCTTATTTTGATGGGGTTGATGTTTCTGCTTACTGTACTCCAGCGCAAAAATTAGTTTATACTCCAACATCTGGAACTTTTAATTATAAAGTAAATGTAGGTGGCCAAGGATCGGCTACTGCACGAAGAATCGATGGTGATTCAGAAGTGTGTTTGAATACTGGTGATGTTATTACTAATGGCGCTGGAACTGCAACAGCTGTAGTTGTTAACGTATACATTGATGAAAATGATGCTTATTGTCTAAGTGTTGTGAACGTCAAAGGTACGTTTGCTAATGGGCAAACTATTTCTGGTTCAAATAGTAGCGCACAAGGAACTGTCGTTTCAATAACGCCACAATCTACACTAGCAACAAATTCTGCTGGTGAAATGGAATTCTTATTTAATATCCCACAAACTGATGCAATTCGTTTTAGAACTGGTACTAGAGAATTAAAATTAGTTGACGTTTCAACATATAATGGAAATTATACATCACGTGGTATTGCTAATTATGTCGCAGATGGAACTTTAATTACTAAACAAGCAACAGTTAATGCAGTAAGAAATGCTACATTAGTTACTGAGCAAACATCGCAAACTGGTGATACAATCTATAATACATCATATCGCGTTACTTCTGATACTGGCTGGTATGACCCACTTGCTCAATCATTCTTGATTCAACAAAAAGGTGGCGCATTCTTAACATCAATTGATGTGTTCTTTGCTACTAAAGATGATAACCTACCAGTTACCCTTCAAATTCGTGAGATGGTAAATGGCACTCCAGGTAAAACTATCCTTCCATTCAGCGTTGTAACTAAGCGTTCCGAGGATGTTAATTTATCTGCTAACTATGTAACTATGCCAGATGGCACTCAGAAACGTAGTTATGATACTCCAACATCATTCGTGTTTGAAAGCCCAGTTTACGTTCAGGATAATACTGAATACTGTTTTGTTCTTCAGTCAGATTCAAATAACTATAATGTTTGGATCTCTTATATGGGTGATCAAATCCCAGATTCAGGAAGAACTATCTCTGTGCAGCCTTATGCTGGTGTTATGTTTAAATCACAGAATGCATCTACTTGGACTCCAGATGATAATGCTGATATTAAATTTACAATTAATCGCGCAGTATTTAATACTTCAGTAATTGGTAATGTAGAGTTTGTTAATGATGTTATTCCATATGACACTCTAGATACTGATCCATTCCAAACTACTTCTGGTTCAACAACTGTCCGTGTTTGGCACTATGACCATGGTATGCCAACTGGTTCAACTGTAGATATCTCTGCAGTTAATTGTAACGATCTAGGAACTGGCACTATTACTGCTTCAACAAGTAGTACTACTGTTACTGGTTCTGGAACAGCGTTTACAACTCAACTAGAAGTCGGCGCAAGTATCTATAACTCTGCTGATGTTTTAATTGGTTCAGTTGCTTCTATTGCAAGTAATACATCATTGACACTTACTGCCAATGCTGGTGTTGCAGTTGCTGCTGGTTCTACTTTCCAATATGTAGCTCCAATTAATGGTATCCCTGCTATTCAAATATTTACTACTAAGATTATTGGTAATGTAGATCCTGATTCATATACATTCTCTGTTTCAACAGCAGCTACTACTAGCGGATATACTGGTGGCACTTTTGTAAAAGCCAGCAGAAATATTCAGTACGATATTATAACCCCTTCTGTTCAGATGCAAACATTCTCTGATACAGCAACTACGTTTAATATTAAAACTACTTCTGGTAAATCCGTTGATGGTAGTCAGTCGCAATATGTTATTGACTCTGGATTCTCTCCTGCTCTTAATAAAGAAAATAACTATTTCTTCACCCCAAGAATGATTGCTTCTGAAACTAATGAGAATATTTCTCTGGCTGGATCTAAGTCAGTAACTTTCTCTGCGCAGATGAAGACTAATAATGATTCAGTTTCTCCAGTTATTGATACTACTCGTACAAGTTTAATTGCAATTAGTAATAAATTAAATAAACCTACTGAGACTAATACCAACATATCTGCGTTGGATAACATAACAGCGTTTACTCACGCCACTGGTGCGTTTACCTTTGTTTCTGGTGGAACTATTACTTCCACTGTTTCTGGTGTAAGAACTGCAATGGCTGGTATCGGTATCGGTAAATATGTTACTATCTCTGGCGCAACTACTTCTGGTAATAATGGAACCTTCCTAGTTACTGGATTTAGTGATAACGGAACTACTGGTACTCTTACGTTGAGCACTACATTTACTGGTGAGAATTCAGTTTCTGGTACTACTATTACTGCTAGAACTTTATTCGCTTCTGAAATTGCCCCAGTTGGTAGCACTTCACAGAGTAAATATGTAACTACTCCAGTAAAGTTTGCAAATGCTTCTACTTACCTACGAGTTATGCTGGCTGCAAATATCCCTGCTGAAGCTGATGTTTCTGTTTATTATAAGACTTGTACTGGCGACAGTGCTCAGTTGGATAATACTAAATATACTCTGATGACAGCAGATGGCGTAGTTACTAAGGTAGATAATGGTAATCCTACTTTCAGTGATTTAACTTACACTTTGACAGGTATGGCTTCCTTTGACACTATTATAGTTAAAATTGTTATGAATTCTACCAATACTGCAGCTGTTCCTATTATTAAAGACTTTAGAATTATCGCTTGTCCATAATGAATCAATTTTTGAAAGTTGAGGGTCACGCTAGTCTAGTTCGAGATACAGCTACTGGCGCTATCCTAAATAATAATAGAACTGAGTATGAAGAATACCTCGATAGAAAGAGGAAAGCAGAAGCTCGAGAAGCTGAAATTTCTCAACATACAGAAGACATAAATAACATAAAGAACGAATTATCAGATATAAAACAGCTTCTTCTGCAGCTGGTATCTACTAAATAAGACTGACTAAGGAAACTTAAATGGCATCTATAACTGCTCCATCGCTAACGCTAAGATCTACCAAAGGTAGTCCTCTTACCAACGCTGAAGTTGACGCAAACTTCTCAAACATATCCACACAGATTGCGCTTGGCCAAACAGCTGCCAGCTACACTGCAGCTGACGTTCTAGCAAAACTTATTACTGTTGATGGCTCTGGCTCTGGTCTAGACGCTGACTTGCTAGACGGATTAAACTCCGCCACTGCAAATACTGCTTCTACAATTGTTGCTCGTGATGCTTCTGGTAACTTTGCTGCTGGTACTATTACTGCTACCCTCTCTGGTAATGCTTCTACTGCTACTGCTCTTACATCTACATTAGGTGTTGCTGCTGGTGGTACTGGCGCTACTTCTGCTTCTGCTGCTAGAACTAACCTTGGTGTTGCTATCGGCTCTGATGTTCAGGCATACGATGCTGAACTAGCTGCTCTTGCTGGTGTGACTTCTGCTGCTGATCGCCTACCATACTTTACTGGTTCTGGTACTGCTGCAGTAACAACTTATACAACATATGCTCGTTCGCTAGACGCAGCTGCTGATGCTGCTACTGCTCGTTCTACTCTTGGTTTAGTTCTTGGTACTGATGTTCAACCATTCGATGGTGACTTATCTGCTATCGGTGGTCTTACTGGCACTTCTGGTGTTTATGTTAAGACTGCTGCTAATACTGCTGCTCTAAGAACTATTACTGCTGGTAACTCTGGTATTACTGTTACTAACGGCGATGGCGCTGCTGGTAACCCAACTATCTCCGCTGCTGTTACTTCAGTTCAAGGTAACACTGGGGCTGTTATTGTTTCAGTTCCTGTTACTTCGGTTCAAGGTACTACTGGTGCTGTTATTGTTAGTTCTGTCGCTTATGCTTCTGTCGCACCATGGGGTGGTATTCAAGGACCTCCTACTGCACTAAGCCAGTTCAGTAATAACTTGGGTAACTATGGTGGATGGCAAGATGGCGCTGCTTTTGTGAACTGCAGCAATAATTGTGGCGGTACAGTTAATAACTTCCAGAAACAAGGTTTCCAAGCCAGCTTGATTCGAGCACAAAATTGCCAGTGTAACTGTTAAGGAATAAAAAAATAAAATGACTAATATTTACAAATCACCACAATATGCTGAAAGATTCGTTGGTTATACGCAAAGCGAAGAATTCGATAATATCAAACACGATTTTATTATTGATACAAATAATCTAACATATAAACTTACTGTTAGTGATGAAATCATTTATAATTTTAGTATAACTTTGGATGAATTCAAAGCCAACCAAAGATTTGTAGAACAATCTTGGTTTGCGTTTCATGATTCATTTCTAAATCAATCTAATACATTAATTGTTTCTAAAAATGCTGGTTTAGTTGAATTTGATAGAAATTCAGTAATTAATTCTTTGGATTATACATCAATTGGAAAAAATAATTATCTTAGTCAAGAAAAGTTTCCTGGTTGGAATATCCCATTTAAAATATTTGTAAAATCTAGTTCTGATGATTTTACAACAATGGAATACTCAGTACAGGTTCCAGTAGCACAATCTACTGTTGTTACTTTAAATAACCAAACTTATACGCTTTTAGATCCAAAAAATTGGAAAGAATTTATATCTCCTATTACTGCTACTACTGCAGAAACAATTTCTGCTGATAGCATGGTTGAAGTAAATGTTTCAACTGATCCAGATATCCATTCAATTTACTTAGATCCGATATCTGGTACACCAGATAGAATTAAAGTTAAATTAACAAATGGATCTGGTAAATTTAATATTTCAACAGCAGGTCTTGAGGCTGGTGATAACATTGATATTAAAATTGGATTTAAATCTTTTACTCATGTTACAAGATTAATTAAAACAATATCTTAATAAAATAATATAGTATAAATATGTTCTGGGGCTATGACCCCAGACATACATTTGAAAAGGTATATAATGGCTGAATTTAAAATTACTGTTGCACATCCCTTAACTCGTGAATCAAAATTTGTTATTTACGATTCTCACTACAGTACATTAAAATGGGAAGATGGTACCCCTGTTGTTGACACAAAATTAAACACGGAAACTATTGAACAAGTAAAATTACAAAAAGGTAAAAAACCAAAAACTGTTAAAATACAGTTGGGTCTTTCTTGTAATTTTGAATGTGAATATTGTAACCAAAGATTCGTACCCCACTCTGACTCTACCAATCCGCAAGATGTATATCCATTCGTTGACAATATGTCAACATGGTTTGACGGTGGAGAAGATGGATTGGGTAAGGGCACAGAATTTGAATTTTGGGGTGGTGAGCCTTTGGTTTATTGGAAAACATTAAAACCACTCGCTGAAAAATTACATAAAAAATATCCAAATGCTGCTAAACTAATTATCACTAATGGTAGTTTACTTGATATTGAAAAAGTAGACTGGTTTGAAAAATTGGGTTTTGTAGTAGCAGTTTCTCATGATGGTCCAGGTCAATTTGTTCGTGGACCAGATCCTCTAAATGATCCAGTTAGTAAAGAAGGTATTTTGTATGCATATAAAAAACTAGCTCCATTAGGGAAGATGACTTTGAATTGCATGTTAAATGCAAAAAATATAAGTAGAGCAGATATACAAAAATATTTTGAAGATTTTATACGAGAAAACCTTGGTGAAGAATATTTGCAATATCTATTCTTTGGAGAAGGTGGGTTTATCGATGCTTATGATGAGGGTGGAATTGGCGCATCATTGTTAACTGATGAAGATGAAATAAATTTTAGGATTAAAGCATTTACTGAACTAAGAAGTGGTGATGTTTCTAGGTATTCTATTATACAAACAAAAGTAAATAGTTTTATAGCGTCTTTAGAGACTGGAAGAAGAAAAGAAACATTGACGCAAAAATGTGGTATGGATCTTAGCGATAATATGGCTATTGATTTAAATGGTAATGTGTTGACATGTCAAAATGTATCTACTGTTTCAACCAATCCTTCTGGAATTTCGCATCATCTTGGTCACGTTTCTGATCTGGCGAATGTAGAAATTAAAACTGGAACACATTGGAGCGATCGAGAAGAATGTCCTAACTGTCCAGTTTTACATATATGTAGAGGTGCGTGTTTCTTTCTTACTGGACCATTATGGGAAGCATCTTGTTCAAATGCATTTAGCGATAATGTTGTTATATTTGCAATTGCTATAGAATTTTTAACAGGATTAACGCCAATCTACATTGAAGGTCCACAAAGAGAAGATCGTAAAGATGTTTTCTGGTGGGTTAATGGTAAACCAGAAAATAATCGTAAAGCCAAAAAGATTATCCCAATCACTGCAATTTAATCCTGCAAAACCCAAGTTCCGTATCTTATAAATAAAGAGGTATAAGAATAGTGTTTAGGATGGGTCAATGGCTACTATTAGCAATCTTTTCGTGGACGCTGGGAGTGATTACAGTAACATAATTACTGTGAGTTCGACCAACGGACAACCTCTGAATTTAAGTGGGTATACTGTAGCTTCTCAGATGAGAAAGTCCTACAGTTCATCCACGGCATACCCATTTACCGCATCTGTCTACGATGCAGCTAACGGTAAAGTAAGACTCCAACTATCCGCTTCAAGTTCTTCGGCTATTCCCGCAGGGAGATGGCTATATGACGTGGAGATCACCTCTGGCGCTGGTTCAAAGACCAGAGTTGTAGAGGGTATCGTAACTATAACCCCACAGATAACACAAATATAATGGCAGATACAATAGCAGTAGTAACCCCAGACCAAGCATTATCGGTAGCAGTTTCGGAAGGTGTTCTTACACTTTCATCGACAAACTTAGCTGCGCCAGCTGTGGTTGAATCAATGTCAAACATCGCCGATGTCGATGTAACTACTAATGGTAAAGTAAACGGGTCCATACTAGTTTACAAAACAAACACAAATAAATGGACAGCTTCCACTACGCTAGATGCGCAGAATATGGAAGGTGGCGAATTTTAATCGGAGAATAAAAGATGGCATCAATAATTAGAATTAAGCGTTCATCGACAGCAGGTAACCCAACTACCCTTGGCGCAGGTGAATTAGCATACTCAGCCTATGCTGGCGCAGGTGGTAATCGCTTATACATTGGTATAGGTGCAGAAACATCAGGCAATGCCGCAAACCACTACGTTATCGGTGGTACTTACTACACTGGTTTAGTTGATGCATCAACTGCTGGTACACTAACCACTAACGCATCGTCAATTCCAATCCTCTCATCAACTGGTACAATTGACCAGTGGTTAGTTGGAAACACAAAATTAACAGCAAATACATTAAGTACAACCAATACTAATGGTAACTTAATACTTAATCCAAATGGCACTGGTATGGTGCAGATTGCTGGAACTTGGACATTACCAAGATCAGCTGGTACTAATGGATATGTATTAACTACTGATGGTAGTGGTACATCTACTTGGGCAGCTTCTGCAGCTACTCTAAGTTTAGCAGCTGGTGGTTCTACTAGTGGTTCAGTTGCTCTATTATCTCAGACATTAACCTTTACTGGTGGTAATGGTATTACCACTTCTGTATCTGGTCAAACAGTTACAATCTCTTCTATCGGAGCAGGTGGTTATACTTCCACTGCTACTGGTGGAACAACTACTACTCTAACAGCATCTAGTTCTGCTAATCAGTTCTTTACTGGTTCAACTAGCCAAACTGTTAAATTACCTTCTACTGCTACTCTTACTATTGGTCAAGAATTCTTTATCAATAATTTAAGTACTGGTGCTTTAACTATTCAGACTTCTGCTTCTGGTGCAATTACAACTGTTCCTGCTGGTGCTTCTGCGGTATTTACTGTTGCAGCAACTGGTGCAGAAACATGGGTAACTACATTTGATGGTGCCGCAACTATTACTGGTTCTGGTGCACTTGTTCTTGCAACTAACGCATCGCTAACAACACCAACAATTGGTTCTGCAGGTGCTTACTTTACTGGATCTACTTCTGGTACAACTACTCTAGTTGCTTCAGCTACTGCTTCTGGTACATTAACTTTACCAGCTGCCACAGATACTTTAGTTGGTAAAGCAACAACTGATACACTAACCAACAAGACAATTAGTTTCGGTTCTAATACCGTAACTATGACATCTGCTCAATTGGCAACTGCGGTTTCCGATGAAACAGGTTCTGGTGCTTTAGTATTTGGTACTAGCCCAACATTATCATCACCAAGTTTTGGTACTATCGTTAATACTGGTACATTAACTCTACCAACTTCTACAGATACATTAGTTGGTAAAGCAACAACTGATACATTTACTAATAAGACTTTTGATACTGCTGGGACTGGTAACGTATTAAGAATTAATGGTACTGCAGTTTCTGCAGTTACTGGTAGTGGTGCAGTTGTTCTTGCTAATACTCCAACATTAATTACTCCAGTTCTTGGCGTTGCTACTGCTACTAGTATTAACAAAGTAGCATTTACTGCTCCCGCCACTGGTGCTACTTTAGCATTAGCTGATAATAGCACTTTAACAACTTCTGGTGCATTTGGTGTCACATTAACTGCTACAGCAACTACTGCTATTACTTTACCAACTTCTGGTACTTTAGCAACTCTTGCTGGAACTGAAACATTAACTAATAAAACTATTAGTTCTGGTTCTACTTGGAATGGTAATACTATCGGTGTTGCTTATGGTGGTACTGGATCTACAACTGGTTCTATCACTGGTACTGGTTCGCTAACATTCGCAGCTGGTGGCTCTAACCAAAGTATTAACCTTACACCAACTGGTTCAGGTACTGTTGATGTTGGTAGTTTCCGTATTACTTCAGTTGCAACTCCTACTCAAGCAACTGACGCTGCAAATAAAGGTTATGTTGACTCAGTTAAACAAGCACTGGATATTAAAGATTCAGTTCGTGTTGCTACTACTGCAAACTTAACTGCAACTGCTTCTGGTACAGGTGCTGGTAAAACACTTACTAACTCTGGCACTCAAGCTGCAATCACTATTGATAGTATTGTTCTAGTTTCTGGCGATCGTGTTTTAGTTAAAGATCAAACTCTTGGTCAAAATAACGGTATCTATACTGTTACTACTGTTGGTTCTGCTTCTACTAACTGGGTATTGACTCGTGCTACAGATGCTGATAACTCTGTAACTGGTGAAGTTACTCCAGGCATGTTTACTTTCGTTGAAGAAGGTACTGTTGGTGCAGACAATGGTTATGTTCTTACAACAGACGGTAGTATAACAATTGATACAACTGTTTTAACATTCGTTCAGTTCTCTGGTGCTGGTTCTGTTATCGCTGGTGATGGTTTAACTAAATCTGGTAACACTTTAAATGTAGTTGGTACTACAAATAGAATTTCTGTTGCTGCTGACTCTATCGATATTTCTTCATCATATGTTGGTCAGACTTCAATTACCACATTGGGCACTATTGCTACTGGTACTTGGCAAGGTACAGTAATTGGTGCTACATATGGTGGTACTGGAGTAAACAACGGATCAAATACTATCACTCTTGGTGGTAATATTTCTACTGCTGGTGCTGTTACTTACGCTGGTGCATTTAGCCAAACCTTCACAGCAACTGGTAATACTTCTTTAACATTACCAACAAGTGGTACTCTTTCTACTCTAGCAGGTACTGAATCATTAAGCAATAAGACAATTACTGCTTCTAGTTTCAGTGGTACAACTCTTGCTGCTTCTGGTCTAGTTACTTTAACTAATACTACTGATGCTACTAATTTAACAACTGCTGGTGTTGTTATGTCTGGTGGTTTAGCAGTCACTAAATCAATGTATGTTGGTATTAACATTACAGGTGCTGGCGCAGCGACATCAACTTTGGATGGTTTCCAAATTGATGGCGGTACGTACTAACTAAATATAGTATAACACTGGGGATTTTTATCCCCAGATAACCTTTTTAGGGATATGGATGAGTAATAAAGTTTTACTCAAGAAGTCGTCTGTAGTAGGCAAAGCCCCAGCAACGACTGACTTGGATTACGGTGAATTGGCATTAAACTATGCTGATGGTGCATTGTATTTTAAAAATGCTAATAATGTAATTCAATCCTTTGCTGCTTATAACTCAGACGTTGTAACGCTAACTGCTTCCCAAACCCTAACAAACAAAACCCTTACTAGTCCTACTCTTAATACTCCAAGTATTAATCAAGGTACTGTAACTCTTAATAATGGTGTATTGATCCTACCAAGTGCTTCTGGCGCAAGTCAGACAGACTCTGGTTCAGCAGTTTATGATACATCAATCGGTACTTTAACAATTGGTACTGGTAGTGGTCGTAAAGTATTAGTTGAACTTACAACTTCCCAAACTCTAACAAATAAGACCTTAACTGCACCATCTCTTGGTAATGCAGTTTTAACAGGAACACTTTCTGCTGGTTCATCAGTAGGAACTAATGGTCAATATTTAAAATCTACTGGAACTGGTGTTGCTTGGGATAACCCTGTTGCTGGTCCAGCAAGCGCAACTGCTAATGCAATAGCAAGATTTAATTCCACTACTGGTAAATTAATTAAGAATAGTAGTGTAACTATTGATGATACTGGTGCAATAGTTGCCCCAGTGGTCGGTAGTATTATTCCGTTCTACTATTCGGATCAATCTACTTTCCCTAATGCAAGCAGTTATCATGGTGCACTTGCACATAGTCATGCTGATGGCAAGATGTTCTTTGCGCATAGTGGCATGTGGAATGCTCTGGCAAATACTAGTGATATAACAACATATACTTTACCTGCCGCAACTACTTTAGCACTTGGTGGTATTATTGTTGGTAGTGGGTTAAGTATAACAGTTGGTGGTACTCTTTCTACTACGTTTGATGGTGCGTTCTCTAGTCTTACTGGGACTGGTAGTATTGTAACCTTAACTGGTACACAATCATTATCAAATAAAACACTATCAAGCGCAACTGCAAATAATCTAACATTAACTGGCACTGTTACTGCTGGCGGTGGTGTTGGTACTTCTGGTTATGTTTTAACATCTACTGGAACTGGTGTTCAGTGGGCAGCTGCAGCAACTTCATATAGTTTACCTGCCGCAAATACTACAACTCTTGGTGGGGTAATTATACCAGCAGTTGCTACTTCTGGAATTACAAATACAAGCGGAACTATTGGTTTAGCAACAGCAACTGCTACGCAACTCGGTGGTGTTAAGATTGATAACACTACTATTGGTATTTCAACTGGTATTATTTCTGTTAATCAATCTGGTATTACTGCACCTGCCAATGCATTAACTGGCACTACTCTTGCTTCAAACGTAGTTAACTCAAGTTTAACAGCTGTTGGCACTTTAGTAGATCTTACTGTTACTAACCCTATTGCTGGTTCTGTTACTGGCAACGCAGGTTCTGTTACTAATGGTGTCTATACAACAGTATCATATGCTAACCCTACTTGGATTACAAGTTTAGCTGGTAGTAAAATTACTGGTCTTGCTACTTCAGCAACCACTGATACAACTAATGCTACAAATATCTCCAGTGGCACATTAGGTGCTGCTAGATTACCGATCGCGACAACTATTGCAGTTGGTGGTGTTAAGATTGACGGAACTTCTATCACTATCACTGATGGTGTTATTTCTGCTGTTGCCGCAGTTGGTGCTGCTGCTGCTGGTCAATTAACTGGCGCAACTCTAGCTGCCAACGTAACCAACTCTAGTTTAACTTCTGTTGGTACTCTTACTAATTTAACAGTAACAAATCCAATTACTGGTTCTGTTACTGGCTCAGCTGGTTCTGTTACTGCTGGTAATATCGTTGGAACTATTCAATCTGCTAACTTACCAAAAGCAACTACATCTAATCTTGGTGCAGTTCGTGTTGATGGAACTTCTATCACTATTGATTCTGCCACTGGTATTATTAGTTCAACAGGTGGTGGCGGTGGTGGCGGATCAGGAACTGTTAATAGTGGAACTGCTGGTCAATTATCATATTACGCAAGTTCAACTACTGCAGTTAGTCCGCTTACTGCTCTAACTTGGAATTCTGGTACAACTACTTTAGCGTTGACTGGAACATTCAGCGCAACTACCCTTTCTGGTTCATTGGCTGCAAGTAATCTTACTGGAACTATTGCTGCTGCTAGATTACCTGTTGCAACAACAAGTGCATTTGGTGCTGTTAAAGTTGATGGTACTACAATTACTATTGATGGCAGTGGTGTTATCAGTTCTACTGCTTCTGGTGGTGGCTCTGGAACAGTAACTTCTATTACAGCTGGAACTGGTTTAACAAGTTCCACTGGTAGCGCAATTACTACAACTGGAACTATTTCTGTAGATACCTCAGTTGTAACTACAAATACTGGTTCTCAGACACTAACTAATAAAACGCTAAATAGTCCAATAATTACTGGTTCATTAACTGCTGGTGGTAGCACTGGTACAAGTGGATATGTTTTAACATCTACTGGATCTGGTGTTCAGTGGGCTGCATCTTCTGGCGGTGGTGGTGGAAGTTATACTCTTCCAATAGCATCGAGTTCAGTACTTGGTGGTATTAAAATTGGTAGTGGTTTGCAAGTTGCAGGAGATGGTACTGTTGATGTTATCGGTGCTAGTGGCTCTACTGCAGCAGGTGTAGTTCCTTACGATTTTGGATATATCACTGAAACAGTTATGACCATGCAAGATCATGGTTCAATAGTATAAGAGAATAACATATGGCAATTCAATTACAAGTTAGACGTGGTACAGGTACCCAACATACCACCTTCACTGGTGCTAGTGGAGAACTCACACTTAATACTACTAGAAATTCATTACACATTCATGATGGTTCTACTGCTGGTGGTCATGAGACTGCTCGCGCAAATCTAACAAACGTAATCTTAGGTTCTAGTCTTGCTCTTGGTGAAGGTGGTTTTACTGGCGCAACACTAGCACTAACTGGTAATGCTACTGTTGGTGGTACTTTTGGTGTTACTGGTAATACAACTATCGGTGGTACTCTTGGTGTTACTGGTAATACAACTATTAGTGGATCATTAACTGTAACTGGAAATATTACACTTAATGGTACTACTGAAACAATTAACTCAACAGTAACTACTATTGTTGATCCAATTATTAGAATTGGTACTGCTGTTGGTGGTGGCACACTATCTTCTAATGATAGTAAAGATCGTGGTCTAGAATTCAATTATTATTCTGGTGCTAACAGATACGGTTTTATCGGTTATAAACAAGCAACTGGTGATATTCGTTTCTTATTAAATACAACGAATAGTTCTGAAGTAATTACGGGAACTCTTGCTAATATTGTTGCAGCTGGTATTACTGGTACAACTGGTACGTTCTCCTCAGATATGGGGATTACTGGCAATACTACTATTGGTGGTACTCTTGGTGTTACTGGTAATACTACTTTAACTGGCACATTAAATGCTGGCGCAACAACTCTAAGTGGTTTAACACTGACTACTCAATTAGGTATTGCTCAGGGTGGTACTGGCCAAACAACTCTACCAGAGATCGGTCAAATTCTAATTGGTAATTCCTCAAATGGATTTACTTTAAATCGTATTACTGCTGGCTCATATATTCAAGTTACTAATACTAGTGGTGGTATTCAAATTGGATACACTGGTACTTCTGGTTCTTCTGCAGTTTTCGCAGCGCAAGCAACGTCAGATCTTGGTTATGTATATGACTCTAATATTATTGCAACAGAAGATCTAGGCTCAGTCGGTGGCTCAGTTCCACTTTCGTATGATTGCGGTGTATTGCGATTAGACGGTATTGTTTCTATTAACAACCTTGACCAATCTGTAAAATCAGATTATCTTGGTTACTCAATTATTTTCGGATTCTAAGGATATAACATGGCACGTCAGTTAGTTGAAAAATATATTTTCTCACCAAACATAGCGGGATCAGGAACTGTTAAGTTCCCTGGTAAAGTTGATTTAACTCAGCTTTTGATTATTGCGAATAAAACTCAGCAAACAAACATCTACGCTATTGGTGACCCAACAAAGAATGGTACAATCGCATATGATGCAACTGATACTACTTTTATGGGTGGCACTGCTCAGTATTCTGAACAGGTTGGTGTAACTACTGTAACTTTTGCAGCAGATACTTCAACAATGCTGTCAACTGATAAGTTGGCTATTTACTCTGATGCTCCAAAATATGTTGGTAACATTACTCGCCCATACGCTTTCGGTGTTGATGCTATTGAACGTCAACGTGTTGCTAACCCACAATCATTAATTGACGCTGACTTTGAATATGGTTTACAACCTACTAAGTGGCAGAACTATTCAGATATCCGTGGTATTCCAGGTATCTACGAAAAACCAGGTCTTGACTTATTCGTAACCAATATTACATCAGATGGTGGTAACCCATCTGTTATGACTGTTACTACTTCACAGGCTCACGGACTTACTATATCTACCCCAGTTATTGTATTCGGTTGCGCAGGAACTTCTGCTGCTGCTCGTGCTGAGGGTGCGTTTGTTATTAATAGCGTTCCTGATAACAATTCGTTTACGTATATTGCTAAAGGTACTGTAGGGACTAACGGAACTTCTGTTTATAATCAATCTACTTATGCACGTCGTGGTGGTTTTTATGCTGGTTCTGGATTACCTATTACTAGTTATTCTTCTAATGCAGCATCTCCATCTGTTATTACAGTTACTTGTTCAGCGAACCATGGTTTGATTGCTGGTGCACCTATTGTCAATACTGTTACTTCTACTGGAACAAACCATTCCTTAATGAATGGTAACTTCTTTGTTGAGACTGTTCCAACAGCAACTACTTTTACCTTTACTGCTCGAGTTGGTGGCGCAGTACAAAACTCTGGTTTTGTTGCTACAACATATACTCGTTCTGATGCTTATGTTCAACATAGACCATTTGATGGTGGTGTTAACATTGGTACATTCCTACCTTCTCATGGCGCATCTGTTTCTCGTCAAACAAAGAAATATATGCGTTATCAATCAGGTAAAGGTATTCTTTGGACTTCTGGTGTTTTATTCAATCCAGTTTTAAACCTTGACCAAATCTCTGCAGCTGCTACAACTGTTGGTTCAGCAATTACAGTTTCAACTGAAGTTGACCATGGTTTACAAGCTGGTTGTACTGTTGAGATTGCAGGTGTTGTTACTTCAGGGTACAATGGTATCTATGGTGTAGTTTCTATTATTAATGAATCTACATTTACTATTAATGCGCAAGGAACTCTTGGTAGCACTACTGCTGTTATTACTAATCTCCCACGTGTTACTGTTAAAAACTGGATTGGCGCATCTACTCGTTGCGGTGCTTTCGATGATCAAAATGGATTATTCTGGGAATATGATGGTCAAGAATTAGCAGTTGTTAAGCGTTCTGCAACTTATCAGTTATCAGGATTCGTTTCTGTTACTGCTGGTTCTCAGGCAATTACTGGTACATCAACTCGTTTTACTCAACAATTGAAACAAGGCGACTCTATTGTTATCCGTGGTATGACGTATCGTGTTGGTTCTATTACTGACGATACTACCATGACCATTAACCCAGAGTATCGTGGTGTTAACAACTCATCAGGTATTAAAATTGCTCAAGTTATTGATACTCGTATCCCACAATCTCAGTTTAACTTCGATAAAATTGATGGCACTGGTATTTCTGGATATGCAGTTAACCTGAATAAAATGCAGATGTTGGGCATTTCATTCTCTTGGTATGGTGCTGGTTTTATTGACTTCATGCTTCGTGGTCCAGATGGTAATATGATTCCTGTTCATCGCATGAAACAAAATAACATAAATGATGAAGCATATATGCGTACTGGCAACAGTGCTGTTCGTTATCAAGCAATTAATGAATCTGCTAGGGATCGTCTAGCAACTGCAATAAATAGTTCTGTTACTTCAGTTGTTTTATATGATGCTTCTCGTTTCCCTGCTACTGGTGGTACTATTCTTATCGATAATGAATATATTAACTACACAGGTAAAGCAAGTAATACCCTAACAGGTTGTACTCGTGGTGCATCGTTTACGATGTTTGTTGGTGGATCTACTAAGACATTCTCTGGTGGCTCAGCTGCAAGTCATGCGGTTGGTAATGGATATACTGCTGTAACTCTAATTACTTGTACCTGTTCGCCAATTGTTAACCACTGGGGTTCTTCTTATATCATGGATGGTGGTTTTGATAACGATCGTGGTTACTACTTTAACTACGCTGCAACAGGTATTACACTTTCTGGTGGACAATCTAAGACTGCGTTCTTCTTACGTTTGGCACCATCTGTTTCAAACTCAATTGCTGGAGCGTTCGGTGATCGAGATCTAATTAATCGTTCACAGTTATTGCTACAAAACTTACAGATTCAATCAGACGTTCCTGTTCAGGTTTATGGTATTTTGAATCCAGGTAATATTGACGCTTCATCATTAACATGGACTGCTGTTAACACTACTGCTTTGGGTTCACAGCCTTCTTTTGCTCAAGTATCAACAAGTACTAGTACTGCTGCTACTCCAGGTGAACAAAACTTTTCAACTCTTGGTCAGCCAGGAGGTTTTGCTGAGATTGACTTAACGAACTTGAAAGAATTAACTAATTCAGCAATTGGTGGTTATTCAAACTATCCCGATGGACCAGACGTTCTTGCGGTTGTCGTAAAGAATATTGCAGCTTCTGGTGGTGCATCTAACATTAACATTAACTTATTCTGGTCAGAAGCCCAAGCATAAATATACAAAAATAGAGGAAGACTATGTCAACACAAGTACAATTTAGACGAGGAACTACTACCCAGAACAATGCGTTCACTGGGGCGAATGGTGAGATTTCTGTCGATACCGATGTAAAAACAATCCGACTGCACGATGGTGTGACTGGTGGTGGTGCATCTATTATGATGAACACTACTACTGCCCAGACTGCGCTTAATAAAACTTTTAGTACTGGTTCTGTGTGGACTGGTAATGCGGTTGCTCTAGCATATGGTGGTACAGGTTCTTCATTATCAGCTGTTGCTGGTGCTGTTGCATATTCTGGTGCTTCTGGTTTAGGTCTTTCTGCTGCAGGTACTTCTGGTCAGGTTTTAGTTTCAGGTGGTACAGGTTCTCCAGTTTGGGTTAATGCTTCTTCTCTGACTACTGGTACTGCGACTGTTGCTACTACAGCCACTAACATTGCTGGTGGTTCTGCTGGCCAGTTGATTATCCAGTCTGATACTGGTGTATCTTCTTTCATTACTGCTGGCGCTGCAGGTACATTCTTACAATCAGCTGGTGCTGGTTATTCTCCTACTTGGGCAGCTGGTCAAGTTACTCTTGGTTCCACTGCTGTTCCTCTTGGTGGAACAGTAACTACGTTCTCTGGTTTAACAAACTTAATAATGGGTAACGGTAGTTTTGGTAATGGCACAATTACTTCTCCAAATATTACTGGTTCTGGTCCATGGACAGTAACAGTTACTGGTATGTCATCAACAACTGGTCTTTCTGTTGGTCAAGAAATTAAAGCAACTGCAGGAACTGGTTCTTTACATAATTCTCCTACTAGTGTAGTAATTGCAAGTATTGTTTCTTCAACAAGTATTACTGTTACAGTTACTGGTGGTACAACTCCAACTGCTGGTAGTATTACTGGTATTACTGTTCTTGGTTATTTACAAGTTCCAGTTGGCACTAATGCTCAGCGTTCTTGGGTTCCAGCTACTGGTATGGTTCGCTATAACAGTGATACAGTTTCTTTTGAAGGTTATTCTTCTGGTGCTTGGTCTTCGCTTGGTGGCGTTTCTTCTGTTGACAAATATACTTACATCAGAGCAGAAACTTCTGCTGGTGCATCCAATGGTGAATTAGAATTCTTTGTTGAGAATTCAGCTGGTAATGCTGCTGTAAAAGCAATGGGTATTACCAATGCTGGCGTTACTATCGCTGGTAACTTAACAGTTGATGGTACAACTACTACTATCAATTCAGTAACTTTAACTGTTGATGATAAAAATATTGAATTAGGTTCTGTTGCTTCTCCAGATAATACTACTGCTGCTGGCGGTGGTATTACTCTTAAGGGTACTACTGACAAGATTATTGACTGGAATACAGGTACTGGTTGGAGACTTGAGGATGATATAGCAACACGCAGATTGTTCACTGGGACTACTTCTAGCACATCTGCAACTTCTATTCTGGCTGTCTCTGCTACCACATATCGTTCTGGTGTTATTGAGATGCAAGTTGTTAACAGTACATCATATAGAATCTGTCGTTTGATGTTTGTTCATGATGGTACTACAGTAACTCTATCTGAAAATTATTTGGTTGGTATAGACATTCAAACTGCCACTACAAATACTACATTCACGGCATCTATTAGTTCTGGTACTCTAACAATATTTGCCACTGCCGCAAGTGGAACTTCTACAATCAAGGGTGAGTGTACTCTATTCAAGGTATAATTAAATGGCAATCCCAACAAGTAGAGAAGGTCTAAAGCAATACTGCCTCAGAGATCTAGGTGCTCCAGTTTTGGAGATCAACGTAGATGATGATCAGTTAGAAGACCGTATTGATCAGGTGCTGGATTACTGGCGTCTTTATCACTATGAGGGTATCGAACAGATTTATCTTAAGTGTCAAATCCACGCTTCAACTATTACTCTTACAACAGGTAATGCTGCATCGTTTGGATTAGAGCAACCAATCGTTGGCGGAACTTCTGGCGCAAAAGCAACAGTTACTAGAGAAACCTCAGTTGTCTCTGCTGGTAATACTCTAATCGTTAAGAACGTAGTTGGAACTTTCATTGCTGGTGAAACTATTACCAGCGGTGCTATTACTGCAACTCTTGGTTCAGGTACTCCTTGTACTCTTGGTGAGTATGATAAGAAATATGTAGATATTCCTGACGCTGTTTACGGTGTACAAAAAGTGCTATCTATTGGTATGTCATCCTCTTCAAAGAATATCTTTGACTTACAATACCAATTACGTTTAAATGATTTGTATGATTTAACTTCTACATCAATCATTTATTTTAAAACTGTTATGTCGCATTTGGCTCTATTAGACTTAGAATTAAATGGTCATACGTTATATCGTTTCAATCGTTTACAAAATCGCCTTTACCTAGATATTAACTGGGCAACTGATGTTCAATTAGGCGATTATATTATCGTTCAAGCATATCGTGCTTTAGATCCAGCTGAGTTCTCCAAGGTATGGAATGAGAACTGGATCAAGCGTTATACTACTGCTCAATTCAAACGTCAATGGGGTACCAACCTAAAGAAATTTACAGGTCTTCAACTTCCAGGTGGCGTAACATTAGATGGCGATAAGTTATATGCTGAAGCCATGAGTGAAATTCAAATCTTAGAAGACGAACTACAAAATAAATCTGCTCCGCTAGAATTCTTCTTAGGATAAAATGTCTACAACAAATGTATATTTTTCTCAGGGAACTAAAAACGAACAGTACCTGATTGAAGATATTATCATTGAATCTTTAAAGATTTATGGTAATGAAATATTTTACATTCCAAGATCTTTGGTGTCTAAAGATAATGTTCTCGGTGAAGATCGTCTTTCTCAATTTAAAACTGCATTTCCTATTGAAATGTATTTTGAGAACGTAGACTCATTCGGTGGGCAAGGTGCTTTTATTCAAAAGTTTGGTTTAATGATTGAGCAGTCTGCAACTTTGGTAGTTGCTCGTAGACGTTGGAATCAATTAGTTGGTCGTTATGGTGCAACTACAATTCCTTCTCGCCCAAATGAAGGTGATTTAATTTACTTCCCACTCACTGGTGGTTTGTTTGAACTTAAATTTGTTCAACATCAAGACCCATTCTATCAACTTGGTAAACTATATGTTTACAAACTTCAAGTTGAACTATTCCAATACTCTTCAGAAAGAATTGATACTGGTATCGCTGAAGTAGATGCGTTTGAATCTCTTAAAACATTCAGTACTAATACAACTAGAAATATTCACGGTAGAGTGGCAACCATTACAATGACAAATAGTGGCACAGGATATACTTCTGTTCCAACAGTTACCCTTATAAGTTCTACTGGTATTGGCGCAACTGCAACAGCAATTAGAGGAACATCTGGAACTAATCTTAATAAGATTACTGGGATAACTATTACTAACGCTGGAACTGGATATCAAACTGCTCCAGCTGTTTCGTTTGTTGGTGGTGGCGGAACTGGTGCTGCAGCAACAACTACACTTGATATTGATATTAAGAAATCTTCTGATGGCTTTGGTGAAAATGATTCTTTTAAAGATGCAGCTACTGATGTTATTAACTTTGATGAACAGAATCCATTTGGAGAAATAAACAATGCTTAATGGAAATGTTTATTACCATGGTTCTATAAGAAAAGCCATTGTGGCTTTTGGTCGTTTATTCAGCGACATTTATATTGACCGCAAACAAGGCGACTCTGTTGCTGGTACTACTATTCAGCGTTTACAAGTTCCGCTTTCTTATGCGCCAAAAGAAAAATGGTTAGTTCGTTTGGATCAGCAACCTGATTTAGAAAACAACGTAACTATGATTTCTTTGCCAAGAATGTCTTTTGAAATTAATAGTTATGCATATGATTCTTCTCGTAAGTTGAATCGTATGCAACAAATTAAAACTGATGTGGCTAACAGTACAAAGCCAACTGTTTATACGCCAGTTCCATACAATGTGGATATCTCTCTTTACATCTTGACAAAAACTCAAGAAGATGGTTTACAAATTATTGAGCAAATTCTACCTACGTTTACTCCAGAATATACTTTAGCAGTTAACGTAGTTCCTGATATGGGCATAACAATGGACGTTCCTATTATTCTAGAGAGTGTAAATGTTGTTGATGAGTATGATGGTAACTTTCAAGATAGAAGATTTGTTACTCATACTCTAAACTTTCAAATGAAACTTAATCTATATGGTCCAGTTTCTGATCAAGGTATTATTACTCAAGTTAATGCTAAGATTGGTGAGAATGAGTCTAATGGAGCAAAAAGAGTTTATGTTGCTCAAGGTGATGTTACCACTGTAACAGTTACGTCAGAACAGTGGTCTGGTGAAGGATTATAATTGGCTGAAATATATAATTCGAATTCAAACTTAAAAGCTGCTGGTGTTGTTGTTGATTTTACTCCAGAGAACATCCAAGAGTATATAAAGTGTTCCCAAGATTATATTTACTTTATTGAGCACTATTGTTATATTGTTACTCTTGATCATGGTTTACAGCTGTTTAAGTTATATGATTGCCAGAAGAATAAGTTACATGTTACGCATAATAACAGACGTATTATTCTTATGGAAGGTCGTCAACAAGGTAAGACAACTACTTCTGCCGCATATATCTTATGGTATACTTTATTCCAAGCCAGTAAAACCGTAGCGATCTTAGCAAACAAAGCAACTGCTGCAAGAGAAGTATTAGATCGTTATCAAACTATGTACGAGTTGCTACCACTATGGATGCAACAAGGTGTCACTACTTGGAACAAAGGTGACATTGAATTAGAAAATGGTTCTAAAGTTTTCACTGCTGCCACATCTACTTCTGGTATTCGTGGTAAGTCTGTTAACATGTTATACGTTGATGAGGCTGCAATTATTCCAAACAACGTAGCGGAAGAATTCTTTACTTCAGTTTACCCAACTATTTCTGCTGGTGAAACAACAAAGATTCTATTAAGTTCTACACCACTGGGTTATAATCACTTCTGGAAATTCTGGAATGATGCTGAGAATGGTCGTAATGGATTTACGCCACTGTTTATTCCTTATTGGGAAATTCCAGGTCGTGATGAAAAGTGGGCAGCTGAACAGAAAGCAATGCTTGGTGAACTTAAATATAACCAAGAGGTTGCGTGTAAATTCCTTGGTTCTAGTTTAACTTTAATCTCGGCAGACGTTATTGCTAAGATGCCAATAGATCCAAGAATCTATGAGAAGGACGGATTAGATGTTTACGTTAGACCATCTGCTGGACATACATATTGTTTGGTGGCTGACGTAGCCAAAGGTGTTGGTGGTGACTATTCAGCATTCCAAGTAGTTGATATTACTGAGTCTCCATATCGTGTTGTTGCAAAATATAGAAGTAACAACATTAGTCCTTTATTATATCCTAACATCCTATACAAAATAGGTAAAGAATATAATGAAGCGTATCTCTTACTAGAGATAAACGTAAGCGAACAAGTTGCCCATATCTTGTATAATGAACTAGAATACGAGAATATATTGTTTGTTAATCGTCACACAAATGGGCAGTATGTCGGTGCTGGTTTCGGTGGAGGTAAAACTCAACTTGGTGTCAATACTGATAAGAAGATTAAACGAATTGGGTGTCACAACTTTAAGTCTTTAGTCGAAGAAAATAAACTATTAATTACTGATGCGGATACGATCTCTGAAATCTCTACTTTTATTGAGAAAAAAGGATCTTATGAAGCAGATGAGGGTTATCATGATGACTTGGTTATGCCATTAGTTCTTTTCGGTTGGTTGACAACTCAGCCATATTTTAAAGACCTAAATAACATAAACCTAAGAACTATTATGTACGAAAAGCAGATTCAAGCGATTGAAGATGAACTTACTCCGTTTGGGTTCTATGATGATGGAAATGGCGATAAAGAACCACTTAATTTTTGAGAAAACCAAGAAAAACTAAATAAATGGTAGACAAGATTTCTGTCTAAAAGTAAAACTTATTAACAAGGAGAATTACAATGCCTTTCCAATTATCTCCAGGCGTTGCAGTCGTAGAAAAAGATTTTTCAGCGATCGTT